TAAGAAGAAGCAGATGTTCAGGACATGAACAGCGCGGCTTCGTCCTTGCGGCGGTTCTCAAGCCCTCTGAGCACCTTGCCGCCGGCTTTGCAATATTGCAACAGCGACGCTATGGCCGCGTCTTTTTCCCCGCGAAGAACCTTCTGACGGAAGGTGCTGCGCTGTAGCGTTCCCAGACCAACGTTAAAAGCAAAGCTGACGCAAGCATCGAATTGGCCTTGGGTAAGAGCGACAGGGATAAGCTGGCCCACACCGCGCTCAAAGCGCTGTAGATCGCTTCTGAGAATTCCATCTACTTCGTCCTTTGAAAACGTGCGATTGTCTTCTGGGCGAAGCGGGTAAGCGCCTCTTTGATCCATTGGTATCTTAGCTTGGTCTGGGTAAAGTACATGTCCGACTCCTATTGTCCAAAGCTGTGCTGGGCACCGATACGCCTTGTAGCGAATGCCCTCATGGTGCTGGATCATCTTGATCGCATCAACGCTGACGTTCATTTCGATTTGAATGCTTGGCCACCAAACCAGAACGAAACGATGCAAGCCCAGATGATCTGGGTTTCATCGTCCCACAGGTGATTGAGCGCCACATCAAAGGCGACGTCTGTGTGCCATGCGTAATAAAAACCAAAAATCTCAACAAACATGAACATGGCAAACATGCCGTAGGTGATGACGCTACGGGTCGCTGCGCGCATGTTGGTCACCCATTGAGCCGCTCCCTGACCCAGCGCAATATCGTGCGCATACAGGGCTTGGCGCTCTTGCATGGCCGTCTGGTTGTTGGTGACCTCGGCGTTGATCTGAATCTGCTCAGTCTGGATGTGCTCAATGCGCTCTTGCGTTTCCAGGCCGGCTTTCTTCAATGTCAGCTCGCGCTCGGTTTGCATGGCGGCAAGCGCCAGCTCATGCTTCTTATCGGCGCGGTCTTGGAATAGCTCAAGGATTTTGGGCAGGCCGCCCATCAGGAAGCTGATTAGGCTGGAGAACAGGGTTAGCATGTTTAACCTTTCAATTCAAAACTAAGGTTGGTATGGCGCGGGTATTGCACAACGCGCTCGCCCTCGGGGCATTTGTATTTGATCGTTGCCAGCAAAGTAGCTTTGCCTTCAGCAATCTTTTCTTTTCTCACCATGGTGAGTTGGTATGTAAACGTGTCGATCTCTGGGCCTGCCGGGCCGCTGAATCTGCTTGCCGTGGTGGTTGCCTCATGCACCATGCCTGCTGCGTCCCGAATGCTTGGGGTAAAGCTCTCAACAGAACAATCGTCCCGCTTCTTGATCCGCGCAACGGTGACGTTGATGGGTTGCCCAGCTTCTGCCACAATTTTGAAGTGTTCTGGCGACCACTCAAGAATGGCCCTGTCAAACCAACCAAACTTGTCGGCCAGCGTATAGCTGCCACCCAGTGCGGCAACACTGGCCGCAACTGCGCCAATGGCTTTGGTAAGGTCGATCATTTGTCGGCTTTGTTGTCGAGCTTGTCGAAAATCTTGCCCAGCATGTCGCGGATGTCGCGGATGTCGGCCTTGTAGTCGTCTTTGCTTATGTAGTTATGCGGCATGCTGCGCACGTCGCCGTCCAGCCGGTCGATGGCGATGTAGATGCGGTTGAGCGTCCACCCACCAAAGAACCCGGCTATGGCCACGGCGATGTTGAAGAGCACTTGGTAGTCCATCATCGTCCAGTTGATCCGACACCGCGAACTTCAAAATACGGCGCATTCAATGCGTTGCGATTTTCTTGGCTGGGGGCCAAAGCATTGGTTGGTGCTTGAGGCATTACCGCCGCGCGGGCAGCAGTAGCGCCAGCTTTGCCATACCTAGAAGGGTCAGTCAAAATACGCAGCACGCCAGCACGTTCTGATGCAGGCAATGTATTGAGCATTTCCAACGCAGTTTTGCCCGATAGCATGCCTTCTTGCAGTTTGAGCGCTACTTTTTTGTTTAATCGTTTTTCAAGTTCATTAAACGTGACGTTACCGATAGTTACGTCAGTTCTGAGCACGCTAGGAAAGCGCGGAAATGACCGCCCTATGTCTTCAACAATGGCGGTAAATTTTTCTGCGCCTGCCGCAGCGGCCTCTTTCATCGCTTCTTTAGTTTCGATACCCGTTGCCAGTTTTTCTAGCGTGGGCATCTTACTGCCCATCTCTTTAAAGATGTCGTAGCTGCCAGGGCCAAAAATGGCTTCCACGGCGTCTGGATTGTTACCCCGCACCAGACGAAGATATTCCTGTGGGGAATCTTTAAACAGCTTGGCCGCTTGCGCTGCCATAGCCTTTTGATCAATGGCTTGCATGTTTTGCGAATACGTTTTGAGGTAGTCGCGCCACCCAGTGCCGCCGGCCCTTTCAATTGCATCGTCAATCAAGGGGCGAACTTCTTCAAGCACTTTGCGTGTCACTTTGGCGCTAATCTTTGGATCAGTTTGGCCAAGAATCTGCATGATGCGCTCGTTGATGCCTTCTTTGCGCAACGTGTACAAGTCATGCGCGTCGATGACGCCGCCGCCCTTGGCCGTCAAATTGGCAATGTCGCCTTTGACCGCTTCCAACACTTTAACCGTGTTTAAACTGGCACGAAGCCCTGGCGCTGCAAGTTTGGAGTCAATAGCCGAAGTGATACTGCTGGCGTCCAAAGGGCGCAAACCATAGTCTTCTAAGCTGCCAATCTGGCGCTCCAAAAAGCCCGCTTCAGCACGGCGCTGTTTGGCGATATTTGCAAAGATGTCAGACGTTTCTTGCCATTGTTCGGATACAAATTGATTGGCACCTCCAACCCGTCGGTCATTTACACCGGGAATGGTTGGTTCTGAAACACCACCGCGAGCAGCTTGAGAGCGCGCAACCATTATTCGTCTAGCGGCGTCATCTGCAACATTTTTACGTTGCAATGCTTCTGTACCTGCATGAATGCCAGATACGCCGGGCGCTGGAGTGCCTGCTGCACCAGAAGGCAAGTTTGCAGGCATTCCTTCACGCAGCGCGTTTATCATGGATGCTTGGCGCTGTTGCGCTTGCGGTGCCAACTGATTGATTGTTTGCGCCGCTTGATTGGCCGCGCCCAACTCAACGTTACGCATGTCTTGCGTCAGTTGATTCAGTCGTTTGATTGACGCCTCATACGCCGCGCGTGCTTCAGTTTCGTTGCCGCCTTCAGCCATGCGTTGCAACTGCGCAATGTCATCCGAGGCTTGCTGCTTGAGTTTTAACGATATGTCGTCTGTTTTACTTGCAAACGCGCCCAAGGCTTGAAACGCATTTTTCTGTACGCCAGCCGCAGCTTGTGCGGCGGTTAAGTCGTCTGGTGCTGCGGCAAGAGCGGCGCGAATAGCCCCGATGCGGTCGCCCGCCACTTCACGAGAAATTCTGCCTGCTTTGACTGCGGCAAGTTGGCCAGTAAAAGCATCTTTAAGGAACCCCGCACCTTTTGCAAGCGCCCCAACAATTGGTGGAGCGACAACGGCCAACGCCGCGCCGGTAGCTGCGCCTGTTTCTGCTTCAGCAGGGTTGACCAGCGCAGCCGTAGCCCCGCCCGTAATGCCCCCGCCCGCAGCCCGAATACCCAAGTCAGCCGCCCGCGTTGCAAGCGGCGCGCCTTTTTGTACGGCTTGACCAGTTGAAAAGCCTCCAGTTTGAACAGCTTGGGCCAACCGCCCTGCGCCCGTAGCCCGCAAAGGCGCAGCAATCATGCCGCCTACAGGATACGTTGCTGCTACTTCAGCAGCCAATTCGCCTGCGCCGGTAGAGGTGGGATATTCTTGCTTAAATGGCGCAACACGCGCTTGCGCTTCAGCGCGGCGGCGAGCAGCGTCAGCCGCCAAATCAATGCCGGCTTGTTGAACTAAATTAAGCGGGCGTTGCCCCGTAACTATGCCGGATAAAGTTTGATCTGCGGGAAATAAATTGCCAACAGCTTGCAATCCTTTACCCAACAATTCTTGGCCACCGAACATGACGTTGCCGCCGCCGCTAATAATGCCTTCTGACGCTGCTTGGAGTGGCGCGCCTATCTGCTCTAGTACCCCAAGAACCCCGGTCAATTTAGGTTGCGCAGGCGTACGCGGGCCGGGCATCCCGGTGCCCTTTGGTGCAGGCGCAGCGGCAGGCGCGTCATCAGTGAGCCATTTGTTGTCTACAAGGTACGCTTTTACGCCTTCCTTGTTGGTGGCAGACTGTGTAACCGGTTTCCACTGGTCGCCAACCAAAACAACACGCTCGCCGGTAGTGGGGTTGGTTGCGGTTTGCAAGCTCATGTTTTACCTTTGATCTGGGACAAATCCCGCCGGCGGGGCAATCTGCGCAGCCCCAGCACCTTCAGCAGCCATATCGGT